CATCGTCGTCGGTTTCAATGTCTTCGACTTCGTCAGGGTCGAAGGAAGATGTGAGTTCTTCTGGTTCATCATCATCAACAGTGTCGTCAGTTTCAACAACAACCGGACGCGAGGGTTTGGCGTAAGTTGCCAGAACACTTGTGCGAATATCCAGAATAGCTGAGAAACCATTTGCTCCGCGCCCTGCTTTGATGTCGATGTCGATGGATTGGTTCTCAGACAAGTTGATCTGAGTACGTACATACGCATCGAGAGCGGAGAGAATTTCGTCGTGTTCGAGAGTAATCTGCATGTAGATACCTTAGAATTTGAGGGTGTGTGGTTATGTCCGATAATGCAAACTTATTGGACATATAAATGATCTAGACAGCGGGGCGCTTTATTGGGCATTTATGGGCTAAAAGCGCCGTCTTACTGCCTAGAAAAGGTTTTCTTTTCCATACAAAGCGATGAGAGCAGCTTCTGCTCTGCCATCATCTTTGACACGGGAAAACTTGTCTGAGACTTGTGGGAATCGTTGTATTGCTAGACCTCTGGAAGAGCCCTTGTCTTTAGAAAGACCAAAGTATTTCTTCCACTTAGCAGGCGTGACGTACTGAACAGGGACTTGATGAGCAGCAAGAGCCATCTGAATGGCTCCGTAGCCTTGCCCAAATCTGAATGTCGCACCAGCAGCTTGACCAGGCCTAGAAGCTACAAATTCGACAACAGCTCTGACATCCTCACCGCAAGGGTTTAGGACATCGTAAAGCGCCGACATGTTTACAATGGTTCGACCTTTTGGGTCTTTCATTGTCGGCATGTCATGAATTTCTAACAGGTTACGTTTGGGACAGTAGAAAACCACTGCCCCTGAGAACCCTGGATCGATTCCACAAATAATCATCAGCCAAAGAGTTTTTGCTTGGGTGATTGGCTTGCAGCTGACGGCTTGCCTGTACCAGACTTACTTAAGCCAGCGCTCTTTTTCGTACGATCACGATCTTTGCCTCGGTTCACTTTGATCCACTCATCATGAAATTCTGGCGTTGTGACTTCGTGAAGGTACTCGTTCACTGTACGATTGGTCTCGGGATGGAAGAATTTGTTAATTTCGTTCTCTGTCCGAAATTCCTCTGTGTCGTGATACTGACCGTCGTCTCCAAGCTTTTGCTTGTTCCGAATTTGACGAATGATGCCCATTTTGACAGTCATGCCAGTCAAAGCTGTCAGTACAGGTGTGGGCTTAGGCAGCTCTTTTTGCGTGTCAGGATCGTACTGTTTGACCATTTTTTCTTCGGTCTCTTGCTCAGCCAAGCCTTGTTCGGTGGTGAGCAAGCAAAGATCGTTGATGTTGGTAAAACCCGGAAGCGGATTCTTCTTCCCTGTTTTCTTATCAACGTAGAAATTTTCACCTGTGCGATTGGTGACATAAATCTGCTGTCGATGCTCAGACCCATTAGCCATAAAAACAAGGTTTACAGCAGAGGCTTCAGAGCTTGCAGATTGAGTCACGTAAGCCATTTTGATGACAGTTTCGTAGACATCAGAAGGCAGAGGCTGATAGCCGCCAACAATGTCTTTGGCTTCTTCTAAGCCCTCAGTTGACAGATTTCCGAAAAGTTTGCCCATGCTGGACTCCTCTATGGTTTAGTTTTGTTTGATGTGGTGTGGTTTATGGAGAACCGTAAAAGGATTTCATACGATCCAAAATCAGCTGAACATCGTTGTCGATATACAGCTCAGAACGATCCCAAAAACCAATGGGGGCTCTCATTTTTTCACCCTGAAAGTCTTTAGTTTTACGGGTGACGAAGACGTGCTTAATACCGTCTTCAACTTCTTCTTCAGTGATATTCAGAAGAGAGTTGGACTGATCCTTAAGCTTAGAAATAGGAACTTGCTTGGACCCAACAACAGTTGTGAAGTCTGCTTCAACGCCTACTTTACCTACAGCACCTTTGAGCGGCACTTTGGATTCATATTCCATCTTCTCTTCGTTGAAGACAGTATCCTCATGAGCCAAGACAATATAATCTTTGGTTCCTGATTTGATGCGATGGATGAATTCTCGGTAGAAGTTACCATAATCGCCCCAAGCTTTTTGAGTATCTCGGGCTGTGGCGACATACTGGCGTTCAAACATAATCATAAGAAAAGTAATTGTGTCTAAAACAGCTCCAGTAACGTCTGGATTGGATTCAATCTCATCTATGAAATCTAGAATTTGTACAGCGTCTGAAATGTCAGCAACTGCTGCAAAGTTTGACTTAAAGGGCAGAGCTTTCAAGTCTGTGTTGAGGTAGACCATTTTGTCCTGCTGTAGATTACGCAGAGATGAAGATTTACCTGAGTTGGGTTTGCCCATGACAAGACAAACATGCGTGTTCTGGGTCACTACAGACTCCTTCTGACTAGACAGACTGCAGAACTATGATTTGGTTCTACATGCTATGCTATGGTGTGGATAAAAGGAAGAGCGGATCCCCCCAATCTGCAGCTAGAACAAACTGAAGGGATCCTACCTGATCGCTGAAAGGACTAGTAACGACGATCAGGGTTGGTTTTGAAGACGCTTCGCAACAGTCTTCAAAATCGTGGATTCAAATTCAGCTTTATCTAAGCCGTCTTTGAATCTTTTGTTAAAACTCAGCAACTTATTCTCAATTTCAGTGTAAGACATACCCTGAGATTTGAGAGCCATAGCGTATCGGAAGAACATGTTGTTCCGATTGCCGTTTGCGATGTTCATGACAAAATAGCGCTCTAATGCGTCCAGAGAGCTAAGTTTGTTGACTTCTTGGTGGTAATCATCGTTACGAGAAGTACGTGGTATAAAAGGTCTTACGTCAAGAAGTTGCCCATCGTTATATGCGTAGGTGCCTTTGCTATAGGTCGCCCACTTTCGTGCGGGGTCGCTTGTAGACGAATCCACATCAAAGGGAAGCCATGACGCAACATCTTTGTAAAACTGAGTGTACTCTTCTGGTTCGAGCTTAAGCCTATAGTTCATGGGCAAGATCAAACGATACCGATGCGCGTTAGGCTTATGACGTTTAGTCGTGTACGTCATGAACATGTACTCTCGGAGCACGTTATTCAAAAAGTCTAACTGGCAAGTGCCATCGATGTCAAAGATAAGCATGTCAAAGCCAGGGATAGCATTGGCATTGGATCGATGTTTGTCTTGGAACGCGTGTACGCAGAAGTTGTACCCAGGAGCCTGGGTTAGCTTGTGAAACTCCTTAAATGCGACAGCATCTTCAGGGTGTTCATAGCCTTCTGCAACATGGTCAGAGAACGTAAACTTAATGTCTTTTAAGTTAACGTGTTCAAGGGTTTCGCCTGAGAAAAACTCAATGCGGTCCTTGATTTCGCTCTTAATGACCATGTGATTTTTGTAGCCCCATGCGATTGCATGGTTGATCATGTCTTTCTGCGCTGCAGCAGTGCGAGGGTAAAAAGACAGGTGCTTCATTATGTCTACATGCGTAACCTCGTTTTTAAACTCAGCGATGAATTGAGCAAGGATAGCGAAGGTCTCATCACGGTCTAAAATCTTGGTAAAGGCTTCACCTGATTCTTCGACCAGCTTGATGGCTGATTCGAGATGGGTGACATCCATCACAGATGCCTCGTCCACGAAGGCAAATGCGCCGGCCAACTTCATCGCTTTAGAGTGGCGGTGAACCATCTCTAAGCTCTTCAGCTGTTCGTAGCGATTCATTTCTTTGGCTCGCTCTAGGCAAAAGTCTTCGTACTCAAGCAGCATTACAGCCACGTTATCTGGCATATCGACAAGCCAGTTGTGCTTCGACGCGTCTGCAAGATGAGTGAAGTGACTGGACCATTTAGCAATTTCTGCACTGAGCTTTGGACTGCGAATGCGAGCTAAACGCTCTTTAGCTGTCATGCCTTCAGAGGCTGATCTGAATGCGCCACATGCGTAAATAAAGCGACGTGCGAAACCTGCTTCGAGCTGATCCAACAAAAACTTCTGGTTCCTGGCTCCATCAAAGATGAGAGTGTCTGTACCAAAAGCCAGCATGT